AATCCTCGAAATCCCAAACAGTTTCTAATAGTTTGTTTATCAGCAAACGGTCGACCTGATCCATCACCTAACACAATTTCTTCTTTGTGAGCCTTTTGATCTTTAAACCATTTTGGTATATGATTAAAGACCGGATCAGGAGCAGGACAATTTAAATATTGTATGTCAGGATCGTGGCAATATTCCCAAGTTAGATAATCTGTTACTCGGATGTCTTGCATTACCAGGCCTTGAGTATGACCAAGTTCTCAGTTCCGCGTCCGTTGAACGGGGTTTCTGTTGTGGTTAGATCTTTGTAGATCTTACGTGCTGCCGGCTTGCCTGCGGCTTGTACTGCTTTCACAACATCTGCTGGCTTGCGCACAGTTTTTTGCATGGTCTCAATGGTACTGAACCCAATGATACTGTTGCTTTTGACCGTGAATGCCTGTGTGTGACTGTCGGCCACAAGGTGGATCAACTTGCGCTTTTTGGTGTCGTACAACCAGGCTTCGGCCTTGTCCACTAGGCTTGCGGCTGGCAAGCCCTTGAGCTTGAGTTCAACAAAGTCCATAAGTACTTTGAATTTTGCGGCACGTTTCTCAGGTGGCACTGACTTGACTTTGCGTGGCTTGCGTTCCACTTTCTTGATCTGCACATACGCACCGCAGTCATTGATAACTGCTTCGCAGAACTTCACAAGATTGCGCATTTGAATTTTGCTGAAGTTGCCGTAGCCCTCAACCAACTGTGCATCCTTGCCTTCAATCACAGTTTCGAACTCAGCAAGTTTGTGCTTCCACAAGTTGGCAATGTCCGAAATCATTTGAGGTGCTACATTTAGGCCACGGATCACCATGATTGGTTTGTAGTCTGCTGACATTTTGGCACCTGCTGTCACAAACTCATCAAACATACCGTCCAGTTCGCCGGCACACTCGCTGACTTTTTCACGTAGGCGGTCTTGAATATTGGGCTTGGCCACCACAGGCACTGCTTCTACCACTGCTACTTCGGGCTCACGTGCAGTCAATATTTCTTGGATGTAGCCTTCTAACCTGACTGTTTCAGTATCTGTAAGTTCCAAGCCTACCATGCTCATACGGCACAGCCATGCAGTGGTCAGTCTGACTGCTGAGTCAGGCACGCCTTTCAATGCACGAACATCTGCTTTGCGTCCGTTATGCTCTAAATAAGCCACCAGCATTTCACGAGCATCTTTTTTGCCATAAAAATAGTTGTACCATGAAAAGGCAGCACTGAGTTGGCTGGTGCGATCGTCCGTGGGTTGCACACGCCATGTGGGCTCCAGTCCTGTGTATTTGGTATCAGGACTGCGGGGGTTCAGTGGCTTGACAGCGGCTCGTGTTGAGTTCATAAGGGCTCCTGGTGAATTTATACGTAATTATAGCAGAATTGGATTTATTAGTCAACCCCAACAATGGTAAACCCAAAGTACTATAAATATAACATGCCACGCTTATCCCTATTCCGCCCCAATCGCACCAGAGACTATCAATTCCTGGACCGCACTATTAGTGAAATGTACACTGTGGGCGGCTTGGACATTTATGTCCACAAATACATGGGACCACAAGCAGGTGGCAATGATTCAGCATTGAGTGGCAACTTTGATGCCACACAACCCACATACGACACAGTGGATGTGCTGAACATTCAAGACTTGCTGTTGCTGGAAAACCGTGATAGAATATACGATCCTGATGTGTATGTCATGCGCGGTGTGTACAACACGCAAGACGTGGACTTTGACTTGACCCAATTTGGATTGTTCTTGAACAACGACACTATATTCATGACGTTTCACTACAACGACATGATTGATGCATTTGGTCGCAAACTCATGAACGGTGATGTGATAGAGATTCCCAACTTGCGAGACTATCATCCGCTGAATCAAAACATACCTCGAGCCTTGCCTAGATACTATGTTATTCAAGACGCTGACTTTGCAAGTGAAGGATTTTCAGTCACATGGTTGCCTCACTTGTGGCGTGTGAAATGCACTCCGATGAAGGATCAGCAAGAATTTAATCAGATTACTAACAAACCGTTTGTAGCAGAAAACATCTGGGATCCAGGCAATTTCTATCCCACTGGTACTGTTGTTAACTATGGTGATACCTATTACCAAGCACAAAGCAATGTGCCTGCGGATACCGCTATTACAAACACCAATTTTTGGGCTCTGTACGATCCTGCTACTATCAGTGACATTCAAGGCACACGCGAAAAAGACTACGAAATCAATGATGCTATCTTGGCACAGGCCGATGCTGAAGTACCGTTGTCAGGTTATGACAACACCACATTCTACATTGAGCCCACAACACCTACAGGATTGCCCGCCAATCCTACTAGTTTGACTGCTGATGAAAGTCTCACTGTGGATGGCACACAAGGCGGCATGAGCACTACACCCACAGGCGAAGGCTATGCTTCAGGATACCTCACCGGTGGTGGCGCAGCACCCAATGGTATACCAGTGACTCCAGGAGTAAACTTCCCGCCCAATCCAGTGACCGGTGCTTATGTGTTGCGACTTGACTACAAACCCAATCGTTTGTTCCGTTATGATGGTGTACGTTGGGTCAAAGTTGACGACAGAGTACGCACCAATCTCAACAATGGACCAACAAATAAAACACTGCGCAGCGGCTTCGTAAATAACACTGCGACTGTCAGCACCAAAGACCTGGGCAACATTCCAAGTCGTCAAAGTCTCAGTGAGATACTTAGACCACGTGCTGACAATGGTGACCAAGGTGGGTTTTTACCACCTGGTACATAACCAGGAGATTAAAAATTCAGCAATTTTTTTATGACGATCAAATACGCAGATTCTTGTTGCAGTTTACAAGAATCTTTTCAGGCTTTCAAGTGGAGTATGCTAATGAAAACGACGGAGTAAATGCTGCCGCACTGATACGTGTGCCTGTGCGATACGGTGATGCCACTCGCAATGCACAAACCATCATACAAGAAAACAGTCGCAACAGTTTGCCTTCTACTCCATTAATGACATTTTACATCACTGGCCTGGACTACGAACAAAGCCGCATGCAGGATCCGTACTTTGTGAGCAGAATCAATGTGCGTCAACAAACTTATGATCCTTCCACAGAGACATACGAAACTACACAAGGCAATGCGTTCACAATTGAACGACTCATGCCTGTGCCATTCAAACTCACAATCAACTTGGACATCTGGACAAGTAATACCAATCAAAAGTTGCAGGTGTTGGAGCAAATTCTCACACTGTTTAATCCCAGTTTGGAAATTCAAAGCACCGACAACTACATTGACTGGACCAGTTTGAGTGTAATGTACTTGGATCGTACTGCATGGACCAGTAGAACCATTCCCATTGGCACAGACAATCCTATTGATGTTGCCACATTGACATTCAGCATGCCTATATGGATCTCTTCACCAGCCAAAATTAAAAAACTCGGTGTGGTAGAACGTGTGATAGCATCAATGTACGATGCTCAAGGCGATTTAAACAATGCCATTGACAATGAGGATTTGCTAATGGGTACAAGACAAGTAATCACACCTTTCAACTGGGCTACAGTTTTGATTGGTAACAAATTGCAATGTTTAGAACAAAAATATCTAGCACAAGAACCTAGCAATGACAGCACCACTGCTCCTGAGATTGTGCCTGACAGCAACTTGTTGTGGCCAGCAGTGATTGACTTGTATGGGTCACTGCGCCCTGGCATCAGCCAGATCCGTTTGATCCAACCAGACGAAACTGAAATTGTAGGTACTGTCGCCTTGGATCCTAACGATGACCGATTCTTGTTATTTGATGTTGACATTGATACCACTCCACAAAACACATTAGATCCCATTGATGCCATTATCAATCCACTAGCATCCGGACCAAGGCCACAAGATTCTGTACTGGAAGGTGTGAGGTATTTGCTCACAGAAGACACAGGATCTGCTGACAATCCTGCACCAGCTGAAGACTGGGTGGGTGCCAACGGTCGCGGTTTAATAGCGCAGGCCAATGACATTGTTGAATATTCAAACAACTACTGGCGTGTGGTATTCCGTGCAGCCACAGAAATCAACAACACACAGTATGTGACCAACATCACCACAGGTATTCAATATCGTTGGACTGGCGAAGCCTGGGTAAAAAGTTATCAAGGTGTGTACCCTGGAGGCACCTGGAGACTAGTGCTTTGAAGGCCGTGGGAGTTTGGTTTCGCAGCAGTGCCACAGGACGTTATCTATATTTACTACGCAATGACACACGCCACCCTGGCTCATGGGGACTGCCTGGTGGCAAGGTAGAAACAGGTGAAACCCTGCTGGGTGCCATGGAACGCGAGTGCATTGAAGAACTGGGCTCAATGCCT